CCATGATTAACTGGATTAGCGTCGCGGTACTGTGCATCAGTTCGGCTCAGTATAACCAGGTTCAGGGCATGCACGAATAAGGAAAAAGGATGGGAGGCCTGTTGAAACACACAGGCCCATTCTTGAAGGGGGAAAACTATGAGCGAAGAATACATTACAACCGGAACGATTACCGGAGATGTGGTCTTTGAACGAGCCATCAATATGATGGACGAATTGAACGATGCCGGTGAATACAGCCACGAAGATACCGTTGAATATCGAAACAGGACGCTGGCGATCCTGAATATTCTGCAAGGCGAGCTGTACTTTTTTTCGGATACTTTCCCGAAGTGGCAGGAGTGGGAGGCCGGGAGACGGCCTGTCCTCCGACCCATTGAGAGCCTTTACGACACCATCGACCTTGACGACTACTGCGCAGGAACGGTGATGCCCTACGGCCTTGCCGCTCACCTGTTGCTGGACGAGAACCCTTCCAGTGCCGGGTACTTCCAGCAGAGGTACGAGGAACTCCTCATGAAGCTCCGAAACGGAGAGGGGAAACTGGCGGCGAGTGAGGACATCACAGACATCTACGGGCCCAACGGAGGCCTGCATCCGTACAACGAGTTCAGCCGCTGGGCCTGACAGGGAGGAAGTGACGATGGATGGCTGAGAAGACAGCGGCGAAGCCCAAGGGGGTGATAGAGAATCCCCCCCACCCGGCAGAGCAGAAGAAGCCCAAGGTATCGAGGCCCTACAAGACGCCGAGCGACCTGTACCGGAAGATGCGCGACTACTTCGCCGAGTGCGAGACGGACCCGGACTGGCGGCAGGTTGTAACCGGCTTTGCGGAGATCGCACGGAAGGCGGAGGAGGCCGGGACCTGGAACGGACTCCAGAAAGAGTACCAGGATCTTGCCGACCGGATCGTGAACAGTGCCTGCTTCCCGGACGAGGCGGGGATGCGGATCCACCTGGACCTGAGCCATGAGAGCTACAGATCGTATCAGGAGGATCCGGACTACCAGAAGGTCTTCGACTGGGCACAGGACATGAGGGAGAGCTGGGCGGCACGGAGACTTGCCGCTGACCCGAAGTCGGCACAGGCCTTCCTGAACATTCTGAAACAGGGAGCCAACGGCGGATGGGTGGACCGGAAGACGGACACCGGTGACAAGAGCCTGACGCTGAAGGTCGCCGGCGTCGGCGGCATGGAGGCATTCCAGTAATGGCGAGACCGAGAAAGACCACTGGACCGCAGAACGCGGTATGGGACCCTGGCGAGGCGAACCCAAAGCAGCTGCAGTTCTATCAGGCGAGGACTTCGTTTATTGGATACGGCGGCGCCAAGGGCGGCGGCAAGACCCACGCAGTCCGAACCAAGGCCTTCGGCGGTGCTCTTGCAAATCCGGGCATCAAGATCATGATCATGCGTCAGACCTACCCGGCTCTCCAGGAGAACCACATTGACCCGCTGAGAAGAGTTGCCGCGCAAACAGGAGCAGCGACCTACAACGGCACCACTCATATCTTGTCGTTCTATAACGGATCGATCATCCGTTTCGGCCACTGGGCCGGCGAGGACTCAGAAGCGGAATTTGCAGGTCAAGAGTACGACTGGATTTTTCTCGACGAAGCGACGCAGTTCTCGGAAAGAGCCTTTAACTACCTCGGCGGTATGCTGCGTGGTTCCACGCCGTTTCCAAAACGTATGTACATCACCTGCAACCCGGGCGGCGTCGGGCATCGATGGGTGAAGCGCCTGTTCATCGACAGGCAGTATGAAACCGGCCACGCAAACCCCGAAGAAGACGAACACCCCGAAGACTACAGGTTCATCTGGGCGAAGGTCGAGGACAATGTGCAGATGCTCAAGCACAGTCCAAAGTACCTCGAACAGCTGTCGAAGCTGCCGGAGGATGTACGCCATGCCTATCGTTACGGCGACTGGGACAGCCTGGGCGGCGGGTATTTCAAAGAGTTCAAGAAGCCAACGCATGTGCGCAAGGCCTTCCAGATCCCGACGCACTGGAAGCGGTTCCGGGCGTTTGACTACGGTCTTGACATGTTCGCCTGCGTGTGGTTCGCGGTGGACACAGACGGAAGAGCCTGGGCTTACCGGGAAGTGGAGAAGAAGGGCCTGATTATCCAAGATGCGGCGGCGCTCTGCCTGCAGAACAGCCCCGCTTATGAGAAGATCGAAGTCACCTACGCTCCGTGGGATATGTGGAGCAGGACGAAGGAAAGCGGGAAGACGATGGCCGACCAGTTCCTGATGAACGGCCTGCTGATCGTACAGAGCCCGCGAGACAGGGTGCAGGGCCACATGGCCATGAAAAGCATGATGGCCCCGATTCCGCTCAAGGATCCGTTTGTGAGAGGCCTGTTTCCGGAAGGACAGGTTCCGGCCACGCTGCCGGGACTGATGTTCTTCTCGGACCTCTCGAAGGTCATCAAAGACATCGAGGAAATCCAGGCGGACGAGAAGAATCCTAACGACTGTGCCAAGGATCCGCACGAGATCACCCACACGGTGGACGCGGTGCGCGGCTTCTGCGTCAGCAGGATCATCCCGACGGAGGCGCCGGAAACCAAACAGCGGCGGAGAACCTACGAAGATCTTCTGGAAGACAAGGAAGAAAACTACGAAAGCTTTATGTGCGGCGGGGAACCGAGTCCGGATTATCTCGGAGCCGCATAAGGAGGAACAGCATGACAGTACTGACAATTCTTGCGGTGTGCGCTGTGGCGCTCTGCGGCCTCTGTGGCGTGATCGCACTGGTGGCCTATAAAAGAGCCGCAGATGCGAAAGATTTTTCGCAGCGGACGTTAAACACGGCAAATGAGATCGTTCAGCGCAATGGGGACGAGAACAGGGCGCTGCGCGTCGCTCTGAACGCCCTGAATGAGATTGTGAAGAACCTCAAGGAAGAGAACAGGGCCATCCGTGACGAGCTTGAAAAGGTTCGGAATCTGATCCCGGAGGACGTCAAGGAAGAGCGGCTGAGGCGGGACGTCCTGATGAGCCAGCTCAATGATGAGATGGAAACGAGGGTTAAGGCAGAACAGGAATGGAACGCGATGGTGGCGGGCATTCTCGGCTATGACATCAACAAGGCCAAAGCCGCAGGAGTAAAGGCAGATGAGTAAGAAGATCAAGGAGCTCGGGCTTTTCGACGGAAACGACAAGCCTGATGTCCAGTGGGGCTGGCACAACTATACGGAGAGCGTCAGCTACAACACGAAGATCAACCTTCAGGAGACGGTCAAAGCCAACGAGAACTTCTATATCGGCAAGCAGTGGGAAGGCATTCAGGCCAACGGCCTGCCGACGCCGCAGTTCAACTTCCTGAAAAGAACCGTTGGTCACACCGTCGCGTCCATCGTCTCGGACGATGTGCGGATGACGGCAACGCCCCTGGAGGCGGCCCCGAACGAGAAGGAACTGATCGACCCGGTGCGGATCGTGAACGAGGAATTCACGCGGCTGCTGGAACAGGTGAAGTTTTCCCGACTTCAGAAGATCTTCGTGAGGGACGCGGCAGTCCGCGGGGACGGCTGCATGTATACCTGGTGGGACGCGGATGCGCCGGCGGGCAAGGGCCAGAAGGGCAGAATCCGCACGGAGATCATCAAGAACACCAGAGTCTTTTTCGGAAACCCGAACGACGCGCAGGTCCAGACGCAGCCTTGGATCATGATTGAGAAGCGCGATATGGTCCGGTCGGCTAGAAAACGCGCCGCAGAATTCGACGCACCGGACTGGGCGCAGATTCTTCCGGATGACGCGGAGAATCAGGAAGCCGTTGACAGCCAGAAGCGGACGGACAACAAGGTGACCTGCGTCACGCTCATGTGGAAGGACGACGAGAACGGCGAAGTGTGGGCCTGCGAGTTTACGCACAACGTCATGATCCGCAAACCATACAACACGAACCTGCGGCTGTACCCGCTGGTCTGGCTGAGCTGGGACTATGTGGACGAATGCTATCACGGCCAGGCGATGCTGACGGGACTTCTGCCCAACCAGATCTTTGTCAACAAGATCTGGGCCATGAGCTCCCTCAACATGTACCGCAGCGCCTTCGGCAAATACGTCTACGACAAGACGAGGATTGCCCATATCGACAACCGCGTCGGCGCGGCCATTGCCGTGACGGGCATTGTGGACGGAGCCATCAAGGCGATTGACCCTCCTGCTATCCATCCGCAGGTCTTCCAGTATATCACCGCAGCCATCAACACCACGCAGGAAACGCTGGGCGCGACGGAAGCGGCCCTCGGTGAAGGCAAGGCCTATAACACCTCTGCCGTGCTGGCCCTGCAAAAGGCTTCGGCCACGCCGCATGTGGTGACGCAGCAGAACGCTTATGATCAGGATGAGGACCAGGGCAGAATCTGGCTCGAATTCATGACGGTCTATTACGGCAAGCGTACGGTGGACATGGCCATGACGGACGAAATGCGGGCCATGTTTGAGCAGGCTAACGAGCTGGCAACAATGGCCGGTCAGCCGCCGATGGAGATTCCGGATACGGTCCCGGTGGACTTCGACTTCGGCAGCCTGCGTGACCATGAAATGAACATCCAGATCGATGCGGGCGCTTCCAGCTATTACAGCGAAATCGCGAGCATGGAGACGCTGAGCAAGCTACTTGAACGCGGCGCGATCACTCCCGTTCAGTTCCTGGAGCGCGTACCGGATGGGCACATCCCAAGACGCCTCGAACTGATTGCAGAGCTCAAGGAACAGGCGCGTCAGCAGGAAGAAATGCAGCAGATGATGCTGCAGCAGCAGATGGCACAGGTGCAGGCGCAGGGCGGTGCTCCCGCTCCCGGCGGGGCGGGGGATGCCGTCGAAACCAGCGCCACGGAGGAAAAGAGAACCACGGGGTTCAAGGAACTCGGCGAGGCGCTGAGGCGAGTTGAGAGGGGACCGGGATGGCGACAGTCGGCGGCGTAACAAACGAGAGGATTTACAGCCTCAAGAAGTGGGGCGGGCTGAATGAGGCTCCGGACGGGGACACCCGCCTCAAGCTCGGCGAAGCCTCGAAGATGGTCAACTGGAAGATCACCAGAGACGGAAACCTCAAGAGGCGTCCCGGCACCCAGTTTGTCGCAGGACTGAGCCCGGAATATAGCCTGAACATCAGCGGCGACATTGCGGAGCTTCAGCAGGTAACGGATGCAGACACCTTCAACGTGTATCACGACGCCTCCGCATCGGCCATTCCCGGAAAGGTCATGCTGATCGGCACGGGGGCGGCCATCGTCGGCGGCAGCATCATCACGGACACGGCGAGCATCAACCGCGGTGTGCTGGATTTCGGCGCGTCCACGTCGGCGAGAATCGAAAACGGCGTTCTGAGCGTGGAGAACGCGCCCAGCAGGATCACCCTGGAAGAGCTTCGGGCAGAGCTGGACGCTCTGGAAGACGGGGATTATCT